ACATCGTTCTTGTATGACAAGATCTTGATCGCCTTGGTTGGGATGTCCATCGAGAAGGTCGCCTTAGTGAGAGATTTAGTGTCAGCAAAATAATTCCACTGACCAAAGACAAGTTCCATAAACTCTTTTTTATCATTCTCACTATAAACCATTTTGTTTCTTTTACTCCCATCCTCATTTTCAATTTCCGTTAATTCACCAGTCCATTCGGGTTGTCCTTTCACTTTCTTTATGTGTTTTTTCTTGTATGCTAATATTACACACTCTTTCGGGTTGTATATGTAAGGGCTAGACGGACTCATCCATGATCCCCAAGCTGTGGTCTTACTTCTATGTGGTGATTGTTCCTCTAAATCGACAATACCAAAAAAACCATAACCGATCTCTTTCATAATTTGCCACATCTCTGAAACAAAGAAAATACGACCACCTTTTTTTTGTCTGTTTATTTCATAAGGAATGTTAAGGGCAATTCTTCCATCATCTTTTAATAACCTATAAGCTTCACTCAACCATGATTTTGCAAACTCAACGTAGTCGTTGAACTCCATATCGTCCTCGTGAACATCGTAATCAATACCTACACCATAGGGAGGTGATGTTACAATTAGATCGACAGATCCCTCAGGTAGTGTTTTCATTACCTCAACACAATCACCATTTATTATTTTTCTTGTTTCAATCATTTTTTAAAATATTATTTTTATTAATTTACATACTATTTTCCAAGTAAGACTTAACCAAAAAATGGTTAGTGTTATTGCTAACATTCTATAGAAATACTTCATACCATATTTACTAAAAGTTGAGCCACTTTATATCCTGTAAAAGCCCCTGCCGCCGCTGAACCAGGCAACACAATAAACTTTCCAAGTATCGTATCATATTTCTTTCTATTCACAATATACGAAATTAGTATGTAATAGACAATATAGTTGAGTAATACTAATAAGTCCAGTTCTTTTGAAACAAAAACCACAATTGAATTTCCTAAAAATCCCCAAATAAAATTGATTAAAGTTTCTCTCATCAACTCGTTTGGTGTTGTTATTGCGTCTAATACGCTAATCTCCCGATTCAGACTTGATTTTTTGTTCGAGTTGTTTGATGTGGTGGTCGAGATACCATTTTGCTTTGAGTAAATCCTCGAGTTCTTTGTTTTTTCCTTTTTTTCCTGCACGACTAATATATTTTATTGTATTTCCTAAACTAAATCCTAAACCCCAAGCGTCTATTACTTTGATTGCTTCATATTCATTATTTTTACCAAATTGGTAGTGGTCGGGATGATGAACCATTTCTTTTTCTTCAGACATTTTACTATTTTAATATTTCAGGTTTATATTTCTTTAAAAAATTATAACAAAAATCAACCATATCGTCAACTCTTTGTCCTGGTGGTTGGGATTTAACCCATAATTCAAGGTTTTCTTTAGAATTATCATTTCTAATACCATTTTTATGGTGAACTTCCTCATTTGGTTCTAAATATCTACCAATAATCTCTTCCATAACTAATCTATGTTCCAAAACATAACCAATTATGTTTTTTGGGTGTTCTGGTGCGTATTTTTTTACATATCCTGATGGTGTTGTAATTTTACCCCCTTTCCAATTGTGGTTTTCTTCACCTTTCCTTATACACCCACAAGACAAATGTTTATTTCTTCTTAAAGCGCCGGTAGAAGCAACTACTTCGTTACCACAATCACATTTACATAACCAATGATTTAAATGTTTACTATTATTATGTTGAACTCTTTTTATAGGAGTTAATTTACCAAATTTTTGACCTTCAATATCAATTCTTTTTATTTTTGACATTGTTTCTTTAACAAAACAACCACAAGATTTAGACCCCCCACTATTTAAATGATAAGCCTTTACATCTCTAATTGTTCCGCAATTACATTGACATTTATAATATCTCTCGCCTTTTTTACTAACAAAATCAGACAATGATAATATTGTCCAATAATTATATTTTCCACCAATTTGTAATTCAAGTTTTTTCATAATGTTCTTTATAGATAAATATCTTCACATTACGATTTTTACCACACACTACAAATATTTTTTTTATTAATTATTCAACCCTCCATAATGTTTTGGGTGATTTACTTGTTCCATTATTCTTCTCTATATTCTTTCAACAAATCTTCATTAGATTTTGTTCCGTATTTTCCTTCCAATGTTTTTGCGTCAATATACGAATTCATCATATTTTTCATTTCATAAATTTGATGAGTGGTATCTAACGATCTAACAATCTCACGAATGATTTTATATGGATCGGCATTTGAACCTGGTCTTCTGTCTTCAACATAACCCTTCCAATTTTCGGCCGTGTCTTTTGGAACCCTAATTGATGCTCCACGATCAGACACACCCCAACTAAACTTATCAATCGCCTGAGTTTCATATTCACCAGTAAGTCTTAAATGATTTTGTGATCCGTATGATTTGATATGATCCTCATGTCTTGATTCAAGTGCGTTGAATAGTGCCATAAAATATTCCTCATTCCCTTCATGTCTCATCATGTCAGTTGAAAAGTTTGTATGAAGACCTGATCCGTTCCATTCACCGTGTGTTAATGGTTTTGGGTGTAGTTCAATGTGGTATCCATATTTTTCCGCAATCTTAAATAAGAAATAACGAGTTATCCAAAGATCATCACCACCTTTATGTTTTCCTTGTGAGAACACTTGATATTCCCATTGACCTAACGCAACCTCAGCGTTGATACCAGTAATATCAATTCCATAATTCAAACACATGTTCAAATGTTCGTCAACAAATTCACGACCCACCACATTATGCCCAACTCCACAATAATACTCACCCTGTCCTTTAAGAATGTTTCTTTTATGACCTAAAATGTTTCCATTGATTTCTTCACGAATGAAATATTCTTGTTCAAACCCAAACCAAAGATCTTCATAACCTTCACCAATTTTTGATCTTTTATTTGATTCATGGGGTGTGCCATCTGAATTCAATACTTCACATAAAACATAAACGGTAGATTGCATATCTTGGATGTAATGTCTTACAGGTTTTAGTAAAAGATCTGATTTTTCAGTGTTTGCCTGTCCTGTTGATGACCCATCAAAGTTCCATATCGGAAAATTTCCATCTAAAAATGCGGTGCTAATTGAGTCGTAATCAACAATTTTAACTTTACTTCTTAAGTTTGGTTCTGGTTTATATCCATCTAACCAAACATACTCTAGTTTGATTTTCATTTTATTTTTCTTTTGTTATTTGTTCGTATTTTTTTGTTTGAGAAATGATTCCGGCAATTCTTCTTTTAAACATCGGAAGTAAAGTTTCGTTGATTGGAAAAATATCTTTTGATGTCATTAAAAAAATTGGTCCAGTTTTTTTATCAATACTCTCAAACGTAGAAAATGTATTTATAATTTTTGGTATTGTCAATTCGTTAATTTGATCTTGATAAATCAACTTAACTTTTGTCATTTGTTGGGGATTATATCTTGTTTCTTGTTTAATAGTGTATTCCCAAACATAGTGTTTTTTTTCATGATCTACGAAATAAAAAAAACCTTTCGGGTGTAAGATATTTTTTTTATTTCTTTTTATTTTCATATCTAAAGAATCAAAAACTATTGTCCAAACTGATTTGGCTATGTTAAAATATTCCATTATTCTTGGAGCAGAATACATAAGGATTTTTTTAAACTCTTGTGATTCTTGTTCGGACATTGTTGGGATTTCTTTGAACTTAAGATCTTTAACCATTATCTCATCGTCAATATTGGTGAGTTTTTTGTCGGTGTAAATTATTTTATGATCTCTCATAAGTGCTTGGACATTCATTAAGTGTAATGAAAGTTCAATAAAACCTGGATATAACTCTAATTTGTCGAGTTTATCTCCCATTTTTTGAAAGTAGGAAAGTAGTTTGTATTCTTTGTATTCTCGATCAATTGGTTTTTCAAACATCCAATCGGTCTCCATTAAAAACTCTATTTTTTTTCTTCTTGTCATCGAATAAAAACATAAAAGAAAAATATAAATAAATAAAGTCCTAAGAGACTCTCATTACGTAATACTCGGTTCCATTTATATCAAAAGTTTCATAGTCTCCGTCATAAGAGTTTAATAAAGAACCGTAACCATCTGATCTAACTACCGTATTTGCAATTTCATCACTATCAATAAAGTCCATAATAAATTTTTTATCATAACCGTAGTGATCAATAAAACCTTTTATATCGTCTTCCCATTCACTTACTCTGTCATTTATTTCGGTTTCAATTAAGCTTTCATCGTAATCACCTTTTGGATCTTCTTTAATTTCTTCTATTGTTTCTTCTAAACCATCAATTTTTTCTCTAAGTTGTTCGTATTCTTCATTACTTATACCTTCTCTTTCTATTCTATGATTTAATGAGTCTAAAGTTGCTTGGAGTTGATTAACTTGTCTCATTTGTTGTTGTGATAACTCTAAAGGAATATCAAAAGCTTCAGGATCGTCTCTTACATAGTCATCATAGAAGTCATATAACCAACTTGCCCAACTTTGTTTGTCTAATGCGTCATCAAAGACCCACTCTGAAAAAGCATCCATTCCCATGTCGTCTAACATTTGTTCAACCGCAACTTTTGCTGCGTCATGGGCTTCCTCTTCTGTGTAAACATCATAGGTGTTAGGATTAAATCCATTACCACCACCTAACCATTCGTAATTTTTTCCATACCCATAGATCGCTCTTCCACTTGGATAAATATAATACTTGTCTTCGGGAACCTCATTTCCTTCTTCATCTTCAACCGTGTCAACATCACCATTTTGTTTCAAGTATTCATATAGTGCTTCAGTTCTTTCTGAATCGTCATCTTCATTTTTAACATCCCATTCACCTTCTTGTCTTTTTTCATCTAACTCAGCAAGTTTTTTATTTATTTCTACTTGCTTTTTTGTTTTCCACATAGAAGATCCGTAGTCAGATACATAACTATCAACAGTAATTCCATTTAAGTTTGGGACATTAGTGTTAGAAATATCTAATCTTCCCATTACTCTTACAACACCGGTAAGTGGGCCAACATTTTTATACTTACTAACATCTAAGGGACCAGTAATCACAATACCTTTACCTCTATATGGTTTAAGTCTTGATATTCTTTCTGCAATACCTCCAACATCATCCAATAACTCCAAATAATCTTGTGGAGATATAGATACAAGGTTCTCATCTTGTTCTAAAATGTAATTTTTAAAAAACTTTTTTAATGACATATGTTATAAATATACGAATAAAATATAATTGATTTTTTTTATTTAGTGATTAAAGTTTAGTTAGATGATATTTATAAACAAATAAACCACTAAAAAAAATTAAGATGGGGTGTGGCTGCAAAAACAAACAACAAGCACAACAACCACAAACACAAACTCAACAACAATCGTCTCAGGCTCAAGCTCAGACACAATCGAATGTTCAAGAGAGTGTGAAAAAAGTGATTTCAAAATATTATAGAAGATAATATTTGTTGTGTTAAAAAATTATAGGTGTTCTAATAGGACACCTTTTTTTTTATTTGATATTTATTAAAGGTATGAGTTTAGAAAGAGTAAGAAATTTAATTCAGTCATTTAACGATGGTGACTACGATGATGATATTGAACCGTATTTCAATACCTTAATGAATTTTTTAAACTTTGTCAAAAAATATGGTTTATTAGATGAACTTGATTTAGGTGAAATACCAGTAAGAGAGTTTGATGATGAACTTTTTGAGTTCTTTAAAGAAAATGGTATTGTGTCAAACATGGATTACGATAACATGCCAGAACAATTCAAAAATAACTTTTTACTTTATGGTTTAGAAGACAACTACGAAGATACAGTTTATTTTATAATTAAAAATTTAATTACTGATGTTGTAATTAGAAATGGTGGTTTTTATCTAAGATTAAGAGATAGAGAAGAGTTAAGTGATTATTTTTGTAGTAATCCAAGAGGTAGTAGTGATCCTAGATATGTTGCAAAACTAATTTTAAGTGAAGAAGGT